CCTCAATAGTCTGTGGCAGTCCTTCTAAAAAAAATCTTTTATCATCGTTTTTAAGTCGGGCTTAGTCCGTAGGACCCCGACTTTAAAATCGAGATCAAATGCTTTTTTCCCTTTTTTAAGGGAAAAATGTAAACGCCTTTTCAACAAACAGGAAAAAATTTAAAAATGTTTTTTAATAAAACTCATGCTTGTGATAAGCTCTTGGTCGAAAGGCGCATGGTGCGCTATATGGTCTATTCAAATTCTTTCAAAAGGAGGTTAAAAAATGAGATTTCGAAAGCGCTTGAAAAGGAACAAATCCAGAAAAATGTTCACTCGTACCGCTCGCAAGGTACACCGGAAAAACGCCCACATAAACCCGATGAGAGGAGGGATTAGACTTTAATGCCTTGTTACCATCCTATTAAGGGATGGAGAGGAAGAGACAAAAATCCTGAAACTGGGAAAAGACCAATAGTTTTTGATCGTCGTCTGTCTTATCAGGGGATACAAGTTGAATTCCCCTGTGGTCGTTGTATTGGCTGTCGGCTTGAAAGAAGTCGACAATGGGCAATGCGTTGTGTGCATGAGGCAAGCATGTATTCTGATAACTGCTTTATAACTCTTACCTATAACAATCAAAACCTACCTAAAGATCGCTCTTTGCATCTGGAGCATTTTCAACTTTTCATGAAAAGGCTCCGTAAAAAATATGGTACAAAAATAAAATTCTTTCATTGCGGTGAATACGGTCAGAAGCACCGCCGGCCTCATTATCATGCCTGCCTTTTCAACTTCGACTTTAAAGATCGTAAACTTTGGAAAACTAAAAATGGTTTCAAGGTCTATGTTTCTAAATCTCTTGAAACGTTGTGGCCTTTCGGCTTCTCTACTGTTGGTGACGTAACTTTTGAATCTGCTGCTTATGTGGCACGTTACATTACTAAAAAAATCAATGGAGAAGCTGCCGAAAAAAATAGGCCTGTTATTGACCCCGATACAGGGATTCAAGGCGCACTTAAACATTATGAAACAGTTAATTTCAAAACCGGTGAAGTTTGGAACTTAAAACCCGAATACACGACCATGAGCCGTCGGCCCGGTATCGGTAAATCCTTCTATCAAAAATTCAAAAATGACATTTTCCCCTCTGACGAAATAATCATGAGGGGAAAAAAAATGGGGGTGCCAAAATACTATGACAGTCTGCTTGAAAGTGAAAATCCCGATGAACTTAAGCGCATTAAAAATGAGCGCAAAGCAAAAGCTCGGGAACATGAGGAAAATAATGCTCCTGATCGTTTAAAGGTCAGGGAAAAGAAAAAACTTAAAGACTTTACTAAACTCATTCGATCATTAGAAAGCGAGATATAAATGTTAAGAAAAGTATTTTCTGTATTTGATGACAAATCCGAAGCGTATCTTCAACCCTTCTTTATGGAAACTGAAGGTCAAGCACGACGAGCTATCTCTGATTGTGTAAATGACCCTGGCCATCAATTCTCCAAACATCCTGCCGATTACACTTTGTTTTACATCTGTGATTTCGATGATTCCGTTGGTCAATTCGTTTATTACAACGAACCCAACAAAGGCCTTGGGAACCTTTTAACCTTTAAACAGGAGAAAATAGACGATGAGATCTAATCTTACCCATCAATTCAGTCAAGTTCCAAGGGCTGAAATTCCTCGTTCTTCCTTCAACCGATCTTGTGGTTACAAAACTACCTTCGACTCTGGATATCTTATTCCGGTGTTTGTCGATGAAGCCCTGCCCGGGGATACATTCAATTGTAAAATGCATGCTTTCACTCGGCTTGCTACTCCCCTGCACCCTTTTATGGATAACCTCCATCTGGACAGCTTCTTCTTTGCGGTCCCTGTTCGTCTGATCTGGGATAACTTTCAAAAATTCAATGGCGAACAAGTGGACCCCGGTGATTCTACTGAATTTCTTATTCCTACAATGCCGGCCCCGGCTTCCACGGGTTATGCTGCCAATTCTTTATCCGACTACTTTGGAATTCCAACTGAAATTCCCGATCTGGAACATTCTTCTCTCTGGCACCGCGCTTATAACCTAATTTGGAATGAATGGTTCCGTGATGAAAATCTGCAAGATTCCGTTACTGTTGACAAGGATGATGGGCCTGACTCTCCAACTGATTACGTTCTTCTTAAAAGAGGTAAAAGGCATGATTATTTTACCTCTTGTCTTCCTTGGCCTCAAAAGGGCGAAGCGGTTAGCCTTCCTCTTGGTGATAATGCTCCTCTCAGCGTCGATGCCACTGGTGTCTCATGGTCAGTTCGAGACGCTACTTCTGGCTCTCTTGTTGGCTCTGGCTCTCTTGGCGTCAATGCCTCCGGTGATTTAACCGATGCGGGTGCCGGCTTTCGGATCCTCGACCCTAACAATACAATGGTGGCTGATCTTAGTTCCGCTACTGCTGCCACGATTAACCAGCTTCGGGAAGCATTTCAAATCCAAAAACTCTACGAAAGGGATGCCCGCGGTGGTACCCGATATACTGAAATAATTCGCGCTCATTTCGGTGTCACTTCTCCCGACGCAAGACTTCAACGCCCCGAATATCTTGGCGGCGGTACCTCCCGGATTAATATCAATCCTGTTGCTCAAACGTCTAGCACCGATGTTACTACCCCTCAGGGCAATCTTGCCGCTTATGGCGTTGGTGCTATTCAAGGCCATGGTTTCACTAAATCTTTTACTGAACATTGTGTGATTATCGGTATGGTCTGCGCTAGAGCCGATCTTTCCTATCAACAAGGGCTTGACCGTATGTTCTCACGAGAAACTCGCTGGGATTTCTATTGGCCTGCTCTTTCTCACATCGGTGAACAAGCTGTTCTGAATAAAGAAATACTTGCTCAAGACCCCTCCGTTGTTAATGGTGACGGTGACCCGGTCAATGATGATGTCTTTGGTTATCAAGAAAGATATGCTGAATATCGTTATAAACCTTCCAAAATTACCGGTACCTTTCGATCTAATCATGCAACCTCTCTCGATGCTTGGCATTTGGCGCAAGACTTCGCTACACTTCCCAGTCTTAACTCTGATTTCATCGAAGAAAATCCTCCTGTCTCTCGTGTCGTTGCTGTCCCTGCTGAACCAGAATTTCTTTTTGACAGCTTCTTCGATCTTCAATGCGCCCGTCCGATGCCTGTTTACTCTGTCCCCGGTCTGATCGACCACTTTTGAGGTGACCCATGGGATTATTTAGCTCCGTTAAAAAGGCTTTCAAATCAGTTACCTCCCCGGTCACCTCCGCCTTCAAAGCGGTGAAGCCCCTCGCTAGTGGTTTGCTCAGCTTTGGGTCTTCCGCTATGGACATTGCGTCTCCGTATCTTTCTTATCTCGGTGCCTCTAATGCAAATGACGCAAATTCCGCCCTTTCTGAGCGTCAAATGGCCTTTCAGCGTGATATGTCTAATACTGCATACCAGAGGGCCGTTACCGATATGAAAGCTGCTGGGATTAATCCTATGCTCGCTTACCGTAACGGTGGCTCTAGTACACCTGCCGGCCAAACTGCCCAAATGACTAATGAGCTATCTCCTGCTGTTAATTCTGCTATGGCTATCAAACACATGCGGAAAGATCTCAAAATTAAAGATCAGGAATATAAAAACAGGATGGAGGAAAAAGTTCGTATTTCCTCCCAAACTGATCTTAACGCTCAACAAGTCGCTGTTGGCGAACAAAAAGTCCGTACGGACAAAGCTCAAGAGGCTGCTAATATCGCTCTCGCCTTTAAATATGCCAAAGATGCTGAATATTCTGCAAATTCCGCCCGTGTCGCCAAACTCAACGGCGATCTTCTAAAGTATCAAGTCCCCAGGGCGTCCAAGCGTGCTAATGTTCATCAAAGCCAGGTTGGTACCGCTCTCTCTTACATTAACGAGATTATTCAAAGTCTAGGCGGCGGAGCAGCCGTTTCTAACTCCGCTAAAACGTTACTACTCAAATAAAAGGTGTCTTATGACTACAATTCGATCTGCTTATGATGGTAAAAGGTCTCGTGTGACCTTTAAATCTTCTAAATCTGCTTTAACTAAACAATCTTTCAAAAACGAATGTAATATCAATACCATCCTCAAACGTTGGACTCAAAGTGGAGTAGAACCCGAAGGGAATAAAAACCCCTCATTCGGTGACTTTACTCAACTTCCTGACTATCAGGAGTCTCTCAATATCGTTATACATGCTCAAGAAGCTTTCAATTCCCTCGATGCAAATGTAAGGAAACGGTTTCAAAATGACCCTGCTCAAGTTCTTGAATTTCTTCAAGATGATAATAACCGAGATGAAGCCATTACTCTCGGCCTTATCGAATCCCCTCTTCCTGAGTCTGAACCTGAAACTCCGCCTGACTCTGCACCAGAGGACACTGGAAGCGGAGGTGCAGCCGGTTGATGGCTGCTCATCCGACCCAGGATGAACTCTAAACGTCCAAAATATGCCGACCTGGGCCAAGGTGCTCAGGTCGGCGCACATGAATTACTCGATGTAATTGTGCGGACTGACACCGACTACCCCTCAATAGTCTGTGGCAGTCCTTCTAAAAAAAATCTTTTATCATCGTTTTTAAGTCGGGCTTAGTCCGTAGGACCCC